ACCCGTCAACAGCAACCGTCAGCCGCTGCCCGCGCTGGCGTAACAGAAGAGGAAACACATAATGGCTACCATCAATTTCAACGCAAACGAAGTCGAACCGTCTGTCGGATTCGAGGCAATCCCCGCGGGAAAATACCAGGCCGTCATCGTCGATTCGGAGATGAAGTCGAACAAGGCGGGAACCGGCGAATATCTCCAGCTGGAGTTCGAGATCATCGAAGGGGAATACAAGAACCGCAAGGTCTGGACCCGGCTGAATCTGAACAATCCGAATCCGGACGCCGTCCGCATGGCCCGCGCCGACCTCTCGGCGATCTGCCACGCCGTCAACGTCATCCAGCCAGGCGACTCCGTGGAACTGCACAATCTTCCGCTCACGATTACCGTCAAATGCCGCAAGACTCCGGACGGAGAAATCGTCAACGATATCAAGGGATACGCGGCGAAGGAAACCGCATCCGGGAATGCAGCGGCTCCCGTCACGTCCGCCGCCCAGCGTGAATCATTACTAGCGTCATGTGGGACCGAGAGTGCTCATCTCCCGTGACGGCAGGAAATACCGCGAGCAGATCGTCGCCCGGTTTCATACGGACCGGGTGACGAAATACACCGGTCCGGTGGAGCTCGACATCGAGCTCTATCCCCCGGACAACCGCAGGCGGGACGTGGACAACAGCCTCAAATGTCTGCTGGACACGTTCACTCACGCCGGGCTTTACGAGGATGACAGCCAGATCCATCGGCTGACCATCACCAAACGAGAACCGATGCCTCCTGACGGACTGGCATATATAAGGATAAGAGAATGGAACGCAGACAGAACGGCGGACAGCGCAGGAAAATCGTGCAGGACTACCTCGCTGGCATTGAGAACGATCAGGAGCGGCTCGTGTGCTACCTCTACGTGAACAACTTCGATGATTACGAGGTGCGGAGATTCCTGCGAATCTCCCGGAAGCAGCTCAAGGACATCAAGGGCGTGATCCGGAAACATCTGATTGCGGCGGGCATTGAAACGGCGGAGGCTTGAAAATGGAACAGCAAATCCGTAAAAAATGCAAAAAATGCCTTCAGGTTCTTCCTCTCGAAGAATTCCATCGTGACAAGGGGTTGGCTGATGGTCATCGTAACGTTTGCAAAACATGTGCAAAAGCGCGTGCCGCAAGGTCCAGACTTGATATCAAGAAAAAAACTTCAGGTCTGTTTGATGTCTTGCATGCGATGAAATCCCGTTGCTATAATCCGAAACATAACAGTTTCGCAAGATACGGCGGACGCGGAATAACCATTTGTGCGGAGTGGCTGGAAAATCCGGAAAGGTTTTACAACTGGTGCAAAGAGCACGGATACAGACCGGGGCTGCAAATTGACCGGATAAATAATGACTTGGGGTATTCCCCTGAAAACTGTCGTGTTGTAACACGAGCGCAGAATCAGCACAACACCTCAAGAGTGCCTTACAGTGAGCGAGAGGTAAGCGTGTTCAGGCGAGCATATAAATGCGGCGCTATTACGCAAAAGGCCTTGGCTGAGATGTATGGGGTAAATCCTGCTACGATAAGTATGATTTGCTCTTACAAGACTTGGAAAGAAGGTGATACATGACTTTTCGCATGCGTCCATATCAGCAGGCTGCGGTCGATGCGGTCTACAATCACCTCCGCAGCAAAGACAACAATCCCTGCATCGTGCTGCCGACAGCATCGGGCAAGTCGATTGTTCTGGCGAAAATCACCCAGGATGCCGTCGAGAAATGGAGCGGCAGAGTGCTCATTTTAGCCCATGTCAAGGAGCTGCTGGAGCAGAATTCGGAGAAAATCCGCAAGCTCTGCCCGGACTTGAGAATCGGCGTCTATTCTGCCGGACTAAAATCCCGTGACACCAGCGAACAGGTCATCGTGGCCGGTATTCAGAGCGTCTATAACAAGGCGTGTGAACTTGGCCCGTTCGATCTGGTAATCGTGGACGAGGCCCATCTCATCGCCCCGGACGGGGACGGGATGTATCGCACTTTCCTCAAGGATATGAAGGTCATCAATCCCCGCGTCCGGGTAATCGGCCTTACGGCGACACCTTTCAGGCTCAAAGGAGGGCTGATCTGTCAGCCGGAGAACATCCTGAATGAGGTATGCTACGAAGCGGGTCTCAAGGAAATGATCGCTCAAGGGTACTTATCCCCGATGGTTTCCAGAGCCGGAAGGACCGAGGCGAATCTGGACGATTTGCACATCCGCGGCGGTGAATTCATTTCAGACGAAGTGGAGACCGCTATGAACAAGGAGGAAGTGACCGACGCCGCCTGCCGGGAAATAGCGAATCTGACCGTCGACAGAAAGACCGTGCTGATTTTCTGCACGTCCGTGGACCATTGCAGGAATGTCGCGGAGAAAATCCGGCAATATACGGGGAAAGAGTGCGCCGTTGTCACAGGGGAGACCCCGGCAAAGGAACGCGCCGACATCATCGCCCGGCTGCGAGGCGAAAACGTTTCTGCCGACCTGTTCGGAACCCCGATGCCGCCGCTGAAATACTGCGCCAACGTCTCCGTCATGACCACAGGACTGGATGTTCCCAACATCGACTGCGTGGTAATGCTCCGTCCGACCGCAAGTCCGGGTCTGCTGTTGCAATGCGCCGGACGGGGATTCCGACTTTCCCCGGGAACCGGAAAAAAAGAGTGCTTATTTTTGGATTTTGGAGGAAACATTCTCCGTCATGGCCCGCTGGACATGATCCGGGTAAAGGAACCCGGCGCTGGCAAAGGCGGCGACGCCCCGGCGAAGAAGTGTCCGCAATGTCTGGCGCTGATCCACGCGGCGTATGCGAAATGTCCGCAGTGCGGCTTCGAGTTCCCGCCGTCAGAGAAGAGCAATCTGTCGGACAAGGCATCCTCGGCCGGGATCATCTCCGGGCAGATCGACTATACGGACTATGACGTGCAGGACGTCTACTACTGCGTCCATGAGAAGCGTCACGCCGATCCGGGAACGCCGCGCACGATGCGGGTCGACTATCGGGTCGGTTTCGACGAGTTCAAATCGGAGTGGGTCTGCCCGGAGCACACCGGATACGCCCGCGACAAGTTCCTGAAGTGGTGGCGGGAACGGGCCGCCCTTGGCTGTCCGATCCCGAGCACCGCGCGGGAAGCCGTCGCTCTTGCGAACCAGGGGCTGCTCGCCGCGCCGGAGCGGATCATCGTGCGCTCTGTCGCCGGAGAGAAGTTCGACCGGATCACCCGCTGGGTCTTGAAAGACCGCCCCGTCATGCGGGAGCCGGGGGACGATTCCAACGAGATCAATGCTGAAGTTCCGAGTAACAGTCCCGCAGATCTGGGCGTGGCCCAGGATGACGAGCTCGCCGACATCCCATTCTGATAACGGATAATAAAATGTTCGTTATCGGCAGGAAATGACATTTTATGACAATTTATCAACCCTTAAAAGGAGAACACCCTATGTCCTGGGGAACTTACTACAAGCACGAAGGCTATCTCTCGCACATCGGCAAAAACGAAATTCCAGGGAAGCGGGAGGAATGCCAGCGCATCAACGATATGCTCTGGCGCGAAATCCTCGCATATATGGCATCCACGCCGCCTGCGATGACGAAAGACGACGAGGGCAACGAATACCCGTGGCCGGAATTCATCGCTATGAAGATCCGCGAGTTCCGCGAGGAGATCGAGGACAACGCCCGGATGATGGCGCGGCTCGACGACTGCGAAGAAGCACTGGAAGAGAATCCCGAAAACGTTACGGAGGGCTGACATCATGGCAAGAGACTTCACCGAACAGATCGAACGCTCCCGCCAGCGGCTGGCGAAATGCCTGAATCTGCTGGAAGCGGTGACCGGCGAATTGGAGTTCGTGTTCGAACAAAACCCGGACTGGAATTCCGAAATCAAGTATCAGATCGAGGAGGCGGCCGTGAAGCTCGGCTTCTCGCTGGCCACGCTGACCAACTGGTTCGACGACGAACCCGAACAGGAGTAAGTATATATGTCAACACGAGGAATTATCGCAATCGAAGATCCCGACAAGACCTGCCGGGCAATCTATGTCCACTTCGACATGTATCTGGACGGCGCTGGCATCTGCCTGACAGAGCACTACACCGCGCCGGACCGGGTCGAGAAGCTCTTGGCCCTCGGCGGCCTGTCCGCACTCGGCGACAAACTGTCGGAAGACGATCCCGAACCGGATGCCCAGGATGTCTGCATCGCATATCACCGCGACTACGGCGAGGAATACGACGCTCCCGATGAATGGGAGTCCGCCGACAAACTGCTGGCACTGGCCCACCACATGTATTGGGCGGAATATGTGTATGTGTTCCGCAACGGCGAATGGGTATTCGACACCCCGTATCGTCCGCAGGGATGGCGCTCAGTTACAAAAACACTTCAGGAGAAAGACAAATGTCTCTGATCTTGCTTCCAGACAATGAAATGAACTTTTCAGTCGAACCGGATCATTCCGGATGTCTGATTCTGACTGCGGAATGCCATAAAGATGAATCCGGCAGGAAAATCAGTTTCAGCATCAGGCTGGATCAGATTCCCCCGACGAGCTCTTCCCGGAAAGAACTGGTCAAGTTCATTGACAACTATGCCCGCGGCAGAAAGGTCAACGGACTGCTTGTTCCGAGGGATGAATACAAATTTCATCTCGGTTTCGCCCCGGAGACAGGACAGATTCTTCTGTTTCCCGAAATGATGATCCGGGATGGATATGTTCA